ATGCTCGATTTGCAATGTGGCTGAACAATCCTGACAATCGTGCATGGCGTACAAGGCCGGGGGTGATCTAAATGAGTTTTACCAGTTACTCTGACTTGCAGACAACCATTGCTGGTTATCTGGCCCGTTCTGATTTGACTACTCAGATTCCAGACTTCATCCGTTTGGCTGAAACTCGTCTGCGCCGTGATCTGCGTATTCGTCAGATGCTCAAGAGCGTGACAACTCAAACTGTTGCCGCTGATAGCACTGTCGAACTGCCAAGCGATTTCCTTGAGGTGCGTGATTTTGTCGTGGTCGGCAATCCCGTAGTGCCTTTGAACTATTACAGTCCATCGGCCTTCAATCGGAATACCCGTTCATGGGAAAGCGGCAAGCCAAAAGATTACACGGTATTGGCGACAGACTTTCAACTAGCCCCAATTCCAGACAGCAATTACACAGTGAAGATGTTTTACTTTGCTGCGCCTACCTTCTTGAGTGACTCAAACACCAGCAATGCTTTCTTGGCAAATACGCCAGATGCTTTGCTTTATGGTGCGTTGCTTGAGGCTGCACCATACTTGATGGACGATGCTCGGATTAACACATGGGGAACTATGTTTGACCGTGCAATGGCATCCATTACCCGATCTGATGAGCAAGGCCAGTATTCTGGTGTGCCATTGGCAATGCAAACAACTCTGTGAGGTAAATCATGGCTGAAATGTCAAACTACTTGGAGAACGCACTTATTAATGCGACTCTCCGCAATACTGGCTACACAAGCCCAACGACTGTGTATCTGGCTCTCTACACCAGTGACCCAACAGATGCCGACACTGGCACTGAAGTAACTGGCAACGGTTATGCCCGTCAGTCAATCACTTTCGGCGCACCATCCAATGGCGTTTCAACCAACTCAGCGGCAATTGAATTCCCTCAAGCCACTGGCTCTTGGGGCACTGTTGCTTACATCGGTATTCGTGACGCTTTGACTAGTGGCAACCTGTTGTATCACACAGCATTGGATGCTTCTAAGGCCATTGCCACTGGCGATGTGTTCAAAGTTGCAATCGGTTCTTTGAGCGTAACACTGGCTTGATATGGCTGATTTACTGCCACCGTGGACGATAGATAGCCTTGACCAGCTTAAGGCTAGTCTTGACGATCTGACGCTTACGCTTGACAGTAATCTTTACATAACTTCGGTAACTTTGTGGGACGCTTCTGCAAGCGTTACCGCAAATGCGACTGTAAGTGCCGCCGCAACTAGAGTTCAACTTGCCTCTGCTTCTGTAACTTGTAGTGCAACAGTAACCGCAGACGCATCTCGGGTGTTGTCGGAATCTGCAAGCATTACGGCTGATGCAACTGTTTCTGCAAGCGCAATCAGGGTTAGAACTGCAAGTGCTGAGATTACGGCAGAAGCGACAGTTACGGCTCTTGGCGGTATCGTTGCAAGCGGTGAAGCATCTGTTGTTTGTGAAGCAGATGTAACCATAAATGCCGGAATCGTCTATCTGTTCTCTGGTGCGTTTGACGGAACGGCAACGATCACTGTCAGCGCATCAAACGGGCATAGTTGGATTGATGTTGTTGAATCTGACAACACATGGACTGTTGATTCAAGTTCAAGCAACACATGGACACAGGCATCAAACGGAAGTAACACATGGCAACTACAAAACTAACATTTGGCGAGTGGATGCCCGATCAGCCGGGTATTTCTGGCGCTTTGACTGATGCCAAGAATGTGGTTTCTCAGGCCATTGGTTATGGGCCTTTGCCTAGCGCCGCAACATTCTCTGTAGCTGCTTCTGAAAATCTGACAACACTAGTTGCTGGTAAGACACCATCAAGCACTACAAAATTGTTTGCCGCTGGTTCTACCAAGATTTTTGATGTTTCAGGCACTGGCGCATTAACCAATGTTTCCAAGTCTGGTGGCTATACGCCAAGCGGAAGTGCCGACAGATTCAGGTTCACACAGTTTGGAAATGTCATCATTGGCACAAACAACAGTGATCCAATGCAGGCTTATACGCTTGGAACATCTACGGCATTTGCTGACCTTGCCGCTTCTGCGCCAATTTGCAAGTATTTGACCGTTGTTCGTGATTTCGTTGTTACCGCCTTCACGACTGAAAGTTCAACCGTTTACCCTGCCCGTGTTCGCTGGTCTGGTATCAATGCTGAAACATCTTGGGGTTCAAGCCAAACAACACAGGCTGACTATCAAGACATAGCTGATGGCGGTCAGATTGTTGGCATCCGTGGTGGTGAATTTGGTTTGGTGTTCCTTGAAAAAGGCATTACTCGCATGAGTTATGTCGGTACGCCATTCATCTTCCAGTTTGACAACATTTCCCGTGGCAAGGGCTGTATTGCCGCTGGCTCGATTGCACAGACACAAGGCGTGTCGTTCTTCTTGTCAGACGATGGCTTTTATATGTGCGATGGTCAGCAAGTCCAGCCAATTGGCGCTGAAAAGGTTGACCGCTGGTTCTTTGCAAACGCAGATGAAAGCGCATTTGACAGCATGAGCGCCGCTGTTGATCCTGTTCGCAAGTTGATTATTTGGAACTTCAGGACAACTTTTGCACAGCGTCAACTCATCATCTACAACTTCAAAACACAAAAATGGACTTATGGTGATGCTGGCGCTGATTACATCTCCGATGCTTCAACTGCTGCTGTCACGCTTGAAGGCTTGGACTCAATTTCTTCTAGCATTGACGCTCTGCCTGTTAGTCTAGATTCGATTCTTTACATGGGCGGCAAGTATTTCCTTGGTGGGACTTCTGGCGCTTATGTGGTGACCTACAACGGGCAACCAGCTACAGGCCAACTGATTACAGGCGATTTAAACGCTGGCGCTCGCTCGGTGGTGACATTGGCTAGGCCGCAAGTAGATAACGGCTCTGCGACCGTTTCCGTGGCTTCTAGAACCCTTTTAAGTGAGATTCCATCGTTTGGCACTGGCGTTGCCGCTGATTCTGAAAACCGTGTGTCTTTGCGGTCAAACGGTTATTACCATCGTTTCAAAGTTGTGCCAACTGGTTCTAATTGGGCGACTGCTGTTGGTATGGATGTTGACTTGTTTGGACAGGGTGGCCGTTAATGGCAACGATGTTCAGAACTCTTGCGCCATTTGGTCAAGACCCTCGGGCTATTTCCGAGGTTGTCAATGGCATCATGAACGGCAAGACGAACAATACTGGTACGGTAACGCTTGCCACTGGTAACGCCACAACGACAACGATCTACGATGAACGCATTAGCCCTGACAGCAAGATCATCCTGATCCCGTTTTCGGCTGCGGCATTTACTGATTCAACGCCTTACGGGGCTTTCCAAGATTCGACAGACCAAACTGCCGCATCAACGACTTCAGCTTATGCCGTAAAGTTCAACACGACTGATTACACAAACGGCATTACCGTTGCCAGCAATTCACGATTGACTGTGAAAAGCTACGGAATTTATAACATTCAGTTCAGTATTCAGTTTGTAAACACTGATTCACAAATCCATGATGTCGATATTTGGTTCCGTAAAAACGGCACTGATATTGCTGGATCAAACAGTAGGTTTTCAATTCCAAACAAACATGGTTCAGTACACGGGCATTTGATTGCCGCCATGAACTACTGGATGGAGATGGCCGCTAATGACTACACTGAAATCATGTGGCGTACATCTAGCACAACGGTTTCGGTTGAGCAATTGCCAGCAGAAACAAGCCCAACAAGGCCAGCAACGCCTTCTGCCATTGTGACCGTTAACTTTGTATCGTCAAACGGTACAAATGCCGCTGGTGATTACTGTGTTTATGTCAGCGCCCAGAGTAAGGGTTCGGCCACAGTGACGCACTTTTCAAATTCAACCGCAAACAAAACATATGCGTATGTTGTTGTTGGCTAAAATAGTTATAATGGGTTCCGTGGATCAACCGCTGTGGAATCCGAACTTTTAGGAGTAAGACATGGCGACTACAACCACTTCAACGATTGACCCAACAATCCAGCCGTTTTTGAGTTATGGCTTGGGTGAGGCACAACGGCTGTACCAAGCTGGTGGCCCACAATACTACCAAGGTCAAACTTATGTTTCTCCATCTCAGACCACACAAGCTGGTTTGCAAGCATTGGAGCAACGGGCCATGCAGGGTAGTCCTCTGGTCAGCCAAGCACAGCAACAGATTCAAAACACCATTGGTGGCAACTACCTGAGTGGTAACCCATTCTTCCAAGGTGCGTTTGCCCCTGCCGCACAAGCCGCTACACAGCAATTTCAGACCGCAATTGGCGATATTGGCTCTGCCGCATCTAAGGCTGGCCGATATGGTTCTGGCGCAATGAACACATTGCAAGACCGTGCCTCTGGTCAACTTGCCCAACAACTGAGCAACACCGCTGGTCAATTGGCTTATCAGAACTACGCTGATGAAAGAGCAAGACAACAAGCGGCTACGATGGCTGCGCCTCAAATGGCAAGTGCTGATTACCAAGACATTCAGCAAATGTTGCAAGCAGGTCAAATGCGTGAAGGTT